TATTATCCAATGTAACTAATGTTATTTAATGTTATTTAGAAATATATATAAAAAGTTTAAATATAGGGCTAATGCGCCCCTTATAATCTTCAAAACATCTACTAAATTAGATATATTCTGTAAGGCTCACAGATAGCCCTTAAAAGGCGTAAAAATCATCAGGGTATACCATAACACCAGAGAACAAAAGATAACGCCTAATTTAGCCATTTAAAGCGTTCGTTTATTTAATCAATTCAAATATATATAAATTTCATGTGACGTACTGGAGCAATTTTTGTGATGTGGTCAACCAGTTTACCCCTAAATTTTACCCTAATTATTAGGCAATTTTTATGCACGTTTTGAACGATATTTCAGACCCCCCATTAGGGGGATAAAGGCGTTTTGGTGTCGTGGGCTACTGTTCCTCAAAAAATGTAAAACTTAACTACCAAGAAAAAAATCAAAAGAACTACGAAGTTATCTACCATAGTAGTTAAATTACAGATATGGTAGTTAGGAGTTATTATGACTAAATTAATAGAGAACCCACGTAAGGCACATGCTGCTGAGATATATGCATTGAATCCTGATATTACTGCACAAGAAGTAGCAGACCAATTACAGATGAATGTACGTACTGTGGTGAGTTGGAAGAAAGACCCTAATTTTATAGATGCTATATATGAGAGGTATATGGTTGAGTTTGGTGGGGAACTTCCTGCTGTGCTTAATGCTATGGTAAGAGAAGCTAAGTCTGGTAATGTACAGGCAGGTAGATTGGTATTAGAGCATAGTGGTAAATTAGTTAAGAATGTTAATGTAACTGTAGATTCGCCTTTTGAAAAATTTATGAAGAAGATAGAGGTTGCTGATGTTGTTGATGGTGAGATTGAAGATGTGGTAGTTAATGAAATCATAAATGAGATTCCAGAAGAAATGGTAGATATAACTACCTTACCTGAACGTAATACTGAAAGTCAGAAGATGCGTGTTACTAATGAAAAGCGTAAGGTTAAGAAGGCTGTTAAATCAGAAAAGGAAAAGGTTAAATACTTAAATCAGCGTAAGAAGTGGTATAAATGGAAGAAACGTGCTGAAGCTGTGGGAGTAGAACCATTATCTGCTAAACGCCCTACTAAAGGGCAACGTGTAGCATGGCAAGAAGAAATAGTTAGGAGAGAGAATGAAGAGAAAGACTCGTAAGGAATTAGAAGTAGAAATACAGGAGCTTAGAGTACAGTTAGCTTCTTATAATACTTTGTTTAGTATGTATGTAGGGTATAAAGGTGATTCGGCTGAATTTCAAGCGTATCTAAAGGATAAAATAGGCAAGGCTAATGGTTAAGTGTTATAATTGTGGTACAGAAATGATTTGGGGCAATGATTTTGACTTTGAGGACTTCGATTATGAAGGTGAAGGTGTAGTTTCCTGTTTTACTTGCCCTAAATGTGATACCTACGCTGAATTTGTAGTGCCTATGAAATCCCCATAAGCTGTATATCTTCTTCATCTAAGTATTCACACATACTTCTGTAAACTTCTTCTGTTATCTGTATATCGCCATCCATGCCTTCAAAGGATGTTTCTACTATAGGCTCTACATTTAATTGTATATTGTCTAATTGGGATTGCATTGAGGAGAGTTTGTGAGTTAATTCTACCTGTTGAGTGAATATCAAGGTTAATACATCTCTAATTGCCTGTATTTCCCTAAAAAGCTTAAATATCTTCATGCTACCTCCTATAAAGCTTCATCTATTGCTTTTAAAAGCTCTTCTGTTAGCTTGTCTTGTTCTTCTTTGTCTATCTTAATAAATTCTCTTTGAGTATTCTTCCCAAACCCATCATTGTGCATTTTACCATAGTCAAGCATATGCAGACCTTTTGAGTTGCCTTTTATGCTTTTATATAAATCTCTTGTTTTGTAAAGTGGTTTTCTGCCATATTTAGCAAATTCGCCTTTACTCCTTGATTTCTTTGTAAGAGGTGGCAATACTTTACCTTTTTTAAGCATTTCTCTTGCAGTTTTAGCAGCAGCTTTGTAAACACCAGTATCCATCTTCTTTTTTAACTTTTTATACTTTTTTAGAAGATTAGGGAAACTGAAGTTAGTTTCTATTACTACCTTCATTCTTTTTCACCACTCATAGCTTGTAGATGTGGGTCTTCCATAGCTTTTCTGTTAGATGCTATTATGGATTCGGCTTCTTCTCGTGTTAAATCGCCATTATACTTCATTAATAACCCTTCTTCATCAACCATATGATGTCTAAGCATATGCTCATCCATTAATATCTGGTCTTGAACTGTTTTTGGGTATTCTGGCTCATTAAAATCAATTTTTAACTCTTCTGGAAGAGAAATATTGTTGTATTGTGCAATCTTTTTCTCAATATCATATAAATCATGCTCATACATACGATATAAGTCTAAATCATCCTGATAATCTTCAAATCTTTCTAAATCTTTGATTTTAAGTGCAATCCCTGATGGAGTTTCTCCACCATCTTGAGCAAATTGCACATATAGATGATTATTCTGGGCAACTAAGTCTAATTGAAACTTAACTGACTCAATTACTGCCTGAATATCCCCTTCAGGAGCAGCAATACCAAAAGTAGAGCCTTCAGGCAAGTCAAGTATTGTATCGCTCCCTGCTCTTTCTAACTTTTTATCTCCATACATCCCTGTAATGAATGGCTGACCAAACATCTGGAATCGTAAACCTAATTGAAGCTCTGTCATTGTAATATTTACCTGCTCATTACAGCTAACAATGTCATTTGCACCCTCTACAAAGAAAGAATCAACCTGCTCTTCTCTGTGAGAGAATAAAAATGGAATAACTCCATATCCATGCTCATATTCTTGCATTATATTCCCATCTTCATCGTAATGAATGTATCTTTTATCATCCCAATACGCATATTGAAGTTTTTCTGCACTTGAAATATCATCTACATTCATTAAAATAGGATATGTAATCGCTACAGGGGTGAAGGGGTTCTCGTGAAGATGCACATCGAAGTAATACACAGGTCTGTAATCAAAACACGGGTTTGGGAGGTCATCACGATAAATAACCTGCGTAGCAACTGACCCTACAAGACGAGTCATTCTCTCTATATGCTTCATTCGTGTATCTTTTTTGCGAGTCAAGGAGGAGTACGAATCACTCACATTACGAGAAGCCCCTACAGTATAAATTCTTGACATTTTGTTGATAAACCTTCGAGTAAAGTTTGCATTATACAAGGGAATTTCTCTAAAAGCATCAGCAGAAAAGTAATCATCAATATATTTTTCTGTTTCTGTACCTGTATAGTAATCAAGCAACTTGCGAATCTCATTTCGCCTTTCTCTTGCTATGTTTAGCTTATAATCCTTAATTGAATCTTGTATGATGTCTATTGGATTCATCATCGTGAAATTACTCCTAATTCTCGTTGTCTAATTGGAAATCTATTTAAAAAGAAATACCTAAAAGCATCCATCGAATGGTCATGCCTTCCATCTTTTACAGGGTCAGGTTTTAAATCTTTACCTTCTCCTGATTCAGGGTATCTGTAGTTTTCTAAGTCTTCTGCAAGACCCATACACTTTTTATCTAAATGTATAAACCTTTGCCCTTGTGCATTTTCCATAAAGCCTCTAACATGAGTTATGCCTGACGCTATGTTTCGTGAAACTTTATCTCTTATGCTTTTTACGTGTATACCATTACGCCTAAAAATCTCAATATCGCCTAATCCTGATTGCCCTTGTGCTTGCATACCTGCAGGGTCGCCATAATACTCTCTAACAACATACCTTTTTGCTTTTATCATTTCAGCAAATTCATCAGTTTTGATGTTTTGTTTATGTACAATTTCATCTATTACATTTATATGCCATAAACCACCTACCATATGGATTTGAAACCATAAAGCTGCAGGCATCCTGTATCCAAAATCTATTGAGCAAAAAGTTGGATGATTCGGGTTATAGGGAAATTCACCCATGTCAAGATTCCTATCAAAAGGATAAACTCTACCTTCAAACGAAGTAAACATCGCACCATATTCCTGCTCATACAACTCCTTAGACATATTTCTTTTACGCTCAATTAAAAAAGAATCTTGCTTTCCATCAGGAAAAACTACATTGTTATCCCATGTTGGAGCTTGATGGGATTCCCATAAATCATCTGCTTTCCCAAGTAGGAACAAGTCGTAAATCCAATTAAAGCCTTCAGGCGTTGTTATAAATATACCTTTACCCCTTCTATCTGATAAGGTTGGAGAAAGATACATATCCCATATCTTTCTTTTCATTTTAGCAACCTCATCCATTATGAGTAAGTCCAACCCTTCACCAACAAGAGAATCAGGGTTATCAGCAGACTTTGCTTCTACAGTAGTTCCCCACTTAAACTTTATAAATCTTTCTTTTTCAGAGGCTCTTTCAATATCATTAGCTTTACCAACGACCATCATCTTCCAAACTTCTCTAAACATTAGGTCAGCTTTATCGTAGGATAGCCCAACCAACCATATCTTTTTATTGGGTTGAGAAGCATAGTAAGTAGCTTCCATTGCAGATGCAGTTGTTTTGCCAAATCGCCTGCCACATACCATCACAAAGAATTGTGCTGTTTCCTTGTCAGGAAAATGGAGTTTCCTTTGACCTGAATGAGGTTTATACCCCATATAGTCAAACCATCGTTCTTTATATTGTGTTTGATTATCCATTAATACTTGCATCTTACAAGTAAGTTAATTTAAGTTATCGCATCCGTATTATGCAACATATTGTATGATACAATTTTTCAATAACAATATATAGGAGGACAGAATGTCCGAAGATAAGACTGTAGCTACCGAAACAGTAAGTGAGGAAACTACACAAGAAGTAACTACGGATTCGACTGACGTAGGTGCATTAATTGCAGAAAGCAAGAAGTATAGAAAAAGGTCGCAGGATGCTGAGGCACGCTTAGCAACACTTGAATCTCAATTAGCAAAAGCTGAAGAAGCAAAACTAAAAGAGAAAGAGGATTTCAAAACATTGTACGAAAAAACAGCAAATGAAATGGAAACGTATAAATCTCAAGCTGATAAATGGACAAGTTATGAAACAACAAAGCGTGAAGACCTTTTAAGTAGCGTTCCTGAAGAAGAAAAAGAAGCTATGTCTAAATTAGACTTAGAAACTCTTGAATTTGTAACTAATAAAATTAAAAACACAAAGCCTAATGCTCCTCAAGTTGTAGGTCAAACAAAACAACCTAAGCTTGAAAAGTCATTTTCTGAGATGTCTAATGCAGAGAAATCAGCAAATTGGCAGAACATTATAAAGGCTTATAAAAAATAAGGATTTAAAAAATGGCAAACATAAGTGATGCTTTAGATATTAATATGCTGCAGGGTGGTGCGAGTGCTGCTGCTGCAGATTCAGTTGGTCAAGAATTTGTACCTGAAGTTTGGGGTCAAGCTATTCTTGATAAATTTAGACAAAAAACAATGATGCTACAACTTGCTAATGATTTATCTTCAGAGGCAGTTGGGGCAGATAAGATACATCTACCACACATTGGAGTTACTCCATTATCTGATGTAGTTCAAGGTACACCTATTGCATCTGATGTGGCTACAGCAGGTTCAATGGTAGCTACAGAAACTGCTTTAAACATTGACCAACATAAAGTAACGTCTTTATGGATTCCTGATGCACTTAAAGCTCAGTCATCATACAACTTGTTTAACATGTACTCTGACCAATTAGCATACGCTATCGGTAGAGGTGTAGATAACTATTTGATGTATAAAGTTGCAAGCAACTTAAGTACAGTATATGGAACTGCTACAGGTGTAACTTTTGCTTCTCATCACGGAACTATAGACTGTGGTACAGCATTAAGTGCTTCTATATTAGGCTCTTTAATGGAAAAATGTACTGCTGAAACAGGCTCTATGGATGGATGGTCATTAGTCTTGGGAACAAAACTATATGGCAGTCTTGCAAATCTTGATTCAGGTGCAGGTTTCGTAAGAGGCTCTGCTTCACCTGCAGGAGCTGCTTTTGCTCAAACAGGAGTTGTTGGAAACATTTTAGGTATGCCTGTTATATTATCTAACAGCCCATACTTAGAAGTTGAAGATGTTGCTGTAGACGCTACTAAAGGTATTACTGCTTGGGAAGGTTTTGATACAAGTGGAACAGGTGGTGATGATTCAACAAATGACGATGCTTTAAGAGGCTTCGCTATACATGAATCTGCACTATACTATGCTGCTGCTCAAGCTCCAAGAGTACAACAATCATATCAGCACACAGAGTTGTCTGATTTAATCACAGTTGATTCTATTTATGGTTGTGCAGTTAGAAACGCTAACACAACAGGTGATAGACGAATCATCGGATTAATAGATAATAAATAATCTTAATTGATTAGCCTTAAAGGGGGTGGGAAACTGCCCCCTTTATTAAGGAATATATGAAAGAATTATTAGAAAACATTAAAAAGCATGAGGGATTCGTTGAACACGTTTATGATGATTCTCTTGGTATCCCTACTATAGGGTATGGCTTTGCAATAAAAGATTTAACTTTAGATGAGGATATTGCAGAAGAAATCCTTATCAGAAAATTAGAAAAATTAAAGCGTAACGCTACTGCTCGTTTCAAGTGGCTTGAGGATATGCCTGTAGAAGTACAAGAGGTAATCCTTAATATGTGCTATCAACTTGGCGTTACAGGAACTTCAAAGTTTAGGAAAGCAATATCAGCATTACAAGAAGGCGATTGGGAAGACGCTGCTAATGAAATGCTTGATAGCTTATGGGCAAGACAAACGCCCAACAGAGCAAAAGAATTATCAGATATAATAAGGAATCAGGTTGAAAAAATCAGCTCTTAGAAGAGCAGTAGTAACTCCTGATAAGCATTTTCCCTATGCAGATATGCCTGCCATTAATGTTGTATGTAAGGCAATAGAATTAGTAAAGCCTGACATCTATATTGATCTTGGTGATACAGGGGAGTGGGAAAACTTCTCACATTGGAAGTGGAAGCGTAAGCGTAAACCTCCTCTTGAAATGCTTATACCACAGCTTGAAACAGATGTTATAGACGTGAATGACGGAATGGACATCATTGATGAATCTCTTGATAAGGTTGGATGCGAAGAAAAACATTTCTGTGAAGGCAACCATGAGCTATGGCTGCAAATGTTTGTTGAAGAACACCCATATGTGTCGCAATATGCTACCGAAAACGCCCTAAAGCTTAAAGAGCGAGGGTATAAGTTCCATCCTTGTGGAAAGCTTCTTAAGATAGGTAAAATGAACTTTTATCATGGACATCATTATGGTGGTCAATACCATGCTGCTAACCATCTTCGTAAATTAGGTGGCAATGTAATGTATGGACATTGGCATGATGTTCAGTACATGACGGCTACCCACATGGATGGGGCAAAAGGTGCATGGAGCATTGGATGTTTAAAAGATATGAGTGCTGACAAGAATGCTTGGCTTGGGAATCGTAAGATTAATTGGGGTCATGCTTTTGCAATAGTTGATTTTTATGACAAAGGTAGATTTACTGTAGATGTAGTCCAGATAATAGATGGTAAGGCTACTGTTTGGGGTGAATTAATAGATGGGAACAAGTAAATGGAGTTCATTGATATAGTAGAAAAGCTTGGAGTTCCTGTTACTGTTGCAGGTGCATCTATGTGGTTCATCTGGAAACAGACACAATTTATTCAGAAATTCTTTATGGATGACTTGCAAGAATCACAAAATAGATTGGAAGCAATTATCGTAACCTTGATTAGCCAACAAAAAGAATTGCAGATAGATATTAAAGAAAGTTTGGCTGACATGCGTTCTTCTTATGAATCTTTAGTAGAAATCGTCAGAGCCTTATCAGGTAATGGCTTAAAGAAAAAGGTTAAAGATGACTGAAATGCTTAGAAGCCATCCACAAATAGGTATGGCAAGCTCATTTGGGAGTGCTTTTTTGGGTTGGGTTGATATTATGACCCCTGTAGCGACATTTGTTTCTATTTGTATAGGTATCGGCATTGGACTGATTACATTATCATTGAAATATAAAGAGTGGAGGTCTAAATAATGCTTCCTATAGTTTTAAGGTTACTAACACCATCTGTAGTTAAAGGTATAATGGATTATGTTTTTAAGAAAAACGAATTAGATTATAAGATGGAAAAGTTAATAGAAAGAGTAGAAGAATTAGAAACAAAGACTAAATCTTTAAAGGAGAAAAAGTGAATAAATTGACAGGTTTTTTAAAAGGGTTTGCTATTGATTATGTAATTGG